ATAATAGTAATACAAAAATATATTTAATATTGATTGTAATCTTAGGATTTGTAGGTTACAATTTGATGGTAATGCATGATATCCAAACAGATGTTGCTGCATTTGATGATAAGATTGAAGCAATCCAAAGTGATATTGATTCAATCGCATTGGCTAACGAAGAGTTAGACTCTAAAATAGAATCGTTACATAGTGAAATTGAACTGATTGATAGTGATATCGATAGAGTTCAAAACAATATTTCAACTATTAAAAATCAAACGAATGAAAAAATTAATAATGTTGATGTTCTTTCTTTCGATGAGCTTGTCAAGTTTTTCACAGACCGCTACAACGAAAGACTCGGTGGTGAGGAAGGACTCGGTGGTAAAGCTACAAGTTCCGATAGTAAGACTGGTAATTAAAGATTTAGTTACCTTTGATGGTACAAAACTTGAATTAGTAGAAACCAAAGAATTGTTAAAATTATCCAACGATAAAGTTGTATTAAAGGATAGTGTCATTACTAATCTAAATGATAAAGTTGTTAACTTACAATCTATAATCGATAAAAAAGATGAACAATTTGGTTTGGAAAGTGAAAAATCTAAACAATTAGAAAAAGAACTAAAAAGACAGAAAAGAAATACCTTCCTATGGAAGATGGGAACTTTAGCTGGTGGATTACTTAGTTTGTTCTTCGCAGCTGGTGGATAATTGATTTATGGCACAACAAAAGAAAACATTAAAAGAAATCATCAAAGAGGAGTATCAAAAGTGTGCTTCTGACCCCATATATTTTATGAGGAAGTATTGTATGATTCAACATCCGGTGAGAGGGAAAATTCCTTTTCACCTTTATCCGTTTCAAGAGGATACCTTAACACAATTCAAAGACCACCGATATAATATCATCTTAAAATCCAGACAAACTGGTATATCAACACTAACCGCTGGGTTTTCTCTTTGGAAAATGCTATTCAACCAAGATTTCAATGTATTGGTAATTGCAACAAAGCAAGAAGTGGCAAAAAACTTAGTAACGAAGGTAAGGGTAATGAATCAATATCTTCCTTCTTGGTTAAAGTTAGAAACTGTTGAAGATAATAAACTATCTCTCAGATATTCGAATGGTTCTCAAATCAAAGCAACTTCAGCCGCTGGTGATGCTGGACGTTCTGAAGCACTATCCTTATTGGTATTTGACGAGGCGGCTTTCATCGATAAGATTGAAGAGATTTGGGTATCTGCTCAATCTACCCTTTCAACTGGTGGTAACGCAATTATCCTTTCAACTCCAAATGGTGTGGGTAACTTCTTCCACAAAACTTGGGTAGGTGCTGAAGATGGTACAAACACATTCAATACGATTCGTTTACATTGGAGTTTACATCCTGAAAGAGACCAAAATTGGAGAGATGAACAAGAAGTTTTATTAGGACCAAAAGGAGCAGCACAAGAATGTGATTGTGATTTTATTTCTTCTGGTGATAGTGTAATTGACCCTCAAGTTTTAGAATTTTATAAATCCACTTATGTTCAAGAACCAATAGAAAAAACTGGATTTGATGGTAATCTATGGAAATGGCAATATCCAGATTATTCTAAATCATATATGGTAGTTGCCGATGTTTCTAGAGGTGATTCAACCGACTACTCAGCTGCTCATGTAATTGATGTGGAAGATTCAGAACAAGTAGCTGAATATAGAGGTAAATTAGATACAAAAGATTTTGGAAATTTTTTGGTAGCATTAGCAACTGAATATAACAACGCATTGTTGGTAATTGAAAATGCAAATGTTGGTTGGGCATGTATCCAACAAGTAATCGATAGAAACTATCCCAATCTTTACTATATGAGTAAAGATTTGAAGTATGTAGATGTAGAGAACCAATTTTCAAACAAATATAGAGCACAAGATAGAGGTATGGTAGCAGGATTTTCAACCACATCAAGAACCAGACCTTTAATCATTTCCAAATTGGAAGAATATATTAGAGAAAAATCAATTACAATACGTTCAATTAGAACTATTGAGGAATTATTCACATTTATTTGGTTTAATGGTAGAGCTGAAGCGATGAGAGGTTACAATGATGATTTAACTATGAGTTTAGCAATTTCACTATGGGTTAGAGATACTGCACTTCGTTTAAGGCAGGAAGGTATTGATTTAACTAAAAGAGCGATTGATGGTATATCTACATATACTTATAGTGGGGTATATGGTGGAAATGATAATGATGAAAATCCTTGGCAAATGAATATTGGTGATGGATTTGAGGACTTAACTAAATGGTTGTAAATTAAATTTTTGATATTTATATAGTATAAGTTAATTATAAGGATTAAAACATGGAAAATTATTCTGAAGAACTTTATAACGAATTTAAATTATCAATAGATGAAAACATCGAAGAATACGATGTTGAAAACTATGAAGATTTGAAGGAATTTATTCACTTTCTAAAAAATATGAAAGAGGATATTACAGAAGCTGAATATCAAGGTAGAGAGGTAAAACTCAACAAACCTATGAGAGGTGATGTAAAGAAGTTCAAAGTGTATGTTAAAAATCCAAAGGGAAATGTTGTAAAGGTAAACTTCGGACATGGTGGAACATCAGCTAAAAAGGCAGGTGAAGAAACTATGAGGATTAAAAAAGATAATCCAGAAAGAAGAGCATCATTTAGAGCAAGACACAACTGCGATAATCCTGGTCCAAGAACTGGAGCTAGATATTGGAGTTGTAAAGCGTGGTAAATAAATAAAGGTTATAAAATAAAGAAACAAAATGGCAGAAGAACAAAACAGTTCATTTTTTAATCGATTAACGAAACTCTTTTCTACTCAAGCAATCGTAAAGATTGATAAAGATGGAAAGAGACGAGTTGTTGATGTGGATGATAGACAGCAAGGTGGTACTAACTTAATGAATTTAAGAGATAGGTACACCAAACTACAAAGGTCTTTTTATGGAGACCAGATGGCAGCTCAATCAATGGCATACCATCAAGTCAGAAGAGAATTGTTCAGAGATTATGATGCTATGGATAATGACCCAATTATCTCATCGGCATTGGATATCTACGCAGATGAATGTACACTCAAAAACGAATTCGGAGAAGTTGTACAAATCAAAACAAAAAACGAAAGAGTAAAAGAAATTTTAGAGAACTTATTCTATGATGTTCTCAATATTGAGTTCAATCTTTGGTCTTGGACTCGTAATATGGTTAAGTATGGTGATTTCTTCTTATTACAAGAGATTCAGCCAGATGCTGGTATTATCAATGTAAGACCACTTCCGGTTTATGAAACTGAAAGATTAGAAAATACTGACCCAAATAACCCTAACTATGTAAAATTCAAAGTTAATCACGACCCAAATGGTAAAGGTGAATATGAAAACTTTGAAGTAGTACATTTTAGATTATTATCAGATACCAACTTCTTACCTTATGGTAAGGCAATGATTGAAAATGGTAGAAGAATTTGGAAACAAGTTTCTCTTATGGAGGATGCGATGTTGATTCATAGAATTATGAGAGCACCTGATAAGAGAGTATTCAAAATTGATATTGGTAATATTCCACCACAAGAAGTTGATAACTACATGCAGAAGATTATTTCTAAAATGAAGAAAACTCCATTTGTGGACAAACAAACTGGTGATTACAACTTAAAGTATAATATTCAAAACCTAACTGAAGATTTCTTCTTACCTGTTAGGGGTGGTGATAGTGGAACTGAAATAGATTCATTAGGTGGTTTAGAATACACTGCAATTGATGATATTGATTACCTAAAGAACAAAATGTTTGCGGCTCTAAAGATTCCAAAAGCATATTTGGGATACGATGAGAATGTAAATGGTAAAGCAACTCTTGCTGCAGAAGATGTTAGATTTGCAAGAACAATTGAAAGAATCCAAAGAACTCTTATTTCAGAATTAACTAAGTTGGCAGTGACTCACTTAGCAGCTCAAGGTATTGAAGGAACAGAGATGGTAGATTTTGAATTAAACTTAGTTAATCCATCTACAATTTATGAGCAAGAGAAAGTAAACCTATGGAGTGAGAAAGTTAGATTGGTTTCTGATATT